TGGTAAGTTTTTTGTAGGCACAAAAGCAGTCTTTTCAAAAGAATCTAAAGCATGTAAAACAAATAAAGACATTGAAAAGTTTTACAGCGATAAACCTGAACTAGCAACTAAACTAGCACAAGCATTAAAGTATCTTTCTAAATTAGAAATACCTGGTGTACTACAAGGTGATTTAATGTTTACTCAGGATAGTTTAGAAACAGCAGATATCAAAGGCAAACAACATATTACATTTACACCAAATACCATAACTTATGCTGTTCCTGTGGACAGTGAAATAGCTCAGCGTATTAAACAAGCACAACTAGGTATTGTTTTTCACACTAGCTACGAAGGTGATAGTTTAGATTCAATGACAGCTGAGTTTGGAGCAAACATTAAGGGTCTTAAACAAACTAAAGATGTATGGTTTGATGATGCTACATATAAAGATTTAACAGGACGTGCTAGTTTAACTCCACAAGAAGACAGTCAACTTACTAAAATGTTGTTTAATACTGTAAGAACAATGAAAAAAATAGGACAGTCAAAATTTGATGCAGTGTTGTCTGACAAAGAGTTTGGCAAGTACATTAAGCCTTTTGTTAATCAGCAGATACGTTCAGGTAAGCAAATTAATGACCCAACACGCTTTATTAAAGACTTTATGACCTATTACAGTCAGGATCAGTTGCAGGCAATTGATAAAATGAAAAGTGGTCCATCAAGTCCTTCGGCTCAGGCCAGACTTGAAAAGATTAAACAAAAAGAAGAGTGGATTGCTGATAACTCAAATACACTAGTTGGAATTCTAGCAATATACAAAAGAATAATTGAATTAAAAAATGTATTAATCAATAAACTTAACAATGTTGACAGTATAGGAACATTTCAAAAAACAGATGGCGGCTACCGAGTAACTAACCCTGAAGGATTTGTTGCTATTGGTCACGAAGGTGGTGCTGTTAAATTAGTTGACAGACTACAATTTTCAAGAACTAATTTTATGAAGAAACTGTAATGTTTGATTTTATACAAGAACTAACTGAAGCAAGAATGTACAAGAATAGAGACACTCTATATAACAAGAGTGCCCGTGAACTTGGACAAATTATCTTTGCTACTATCATGATGATTGAGATTCTTAGAAACATTGATCCTAATTATGCTAAAACATACATTAGAAATACCCTACAACAAAATAGATGGACTCATATGCGTCCAAGTGCTACAGACTTACACAATCTATTATCAGTAATCAACAATCAAGAAAACTACGATAAAAAAATCAAAGCAGATCCAAGTGTTACTATTCCTGTACTAGCTCTACGTAGATATATGCGTGACATCGAAGGAGGAAGAAAGGATAAACAATTAGATCGTAGCCTATTCCTAAAACTACAAGACAGTCTAAAAGTAACAGACAGTAGACTAAAATGGATACGTAGACAGGTAGCAGACTGGAACTATGTTTCTAAAGGCGAAAAAGTACTTGTACGTAGAGATCTTAAAAATCTAATGCAATTACTAAGTATCCACCTAGATATACACCAACATTTTAAAAACATCCTTACAAGCCATTAATTTTACCAAAATGGTAAATAATATTATGCTCGGACATACTCGGGTAAAATAATTGGAGAAATAAAATGGCTTTAACAAGAGCAAACGGATGGGCTTTACCATCATCAGACGCAAACGGTCAAGTAACAGGCCGTAAATTAACACACTACACAGTTTCATTAGCTAACGTTCACGTTGGTTATGCGGCTGTTGACAGTGACTATGAAAAATTAGTACGTGCTATTTCACAAGTTGGTTCAGTTGAATTATTAGGCACACCAGACAGTGGCGCTTTCCGCGTAGCTATCACTGGTGCGGCTCCTGAAGCAACAGCTGGCTCAGCATCATTACAAGGTTACTGCAACACAGCAGTTAACGGTTCTGGTGTAAGTGGCACAACAGTAGCGGCATTCACATACTAATATTTTTTTAGTACAAGAACTATAAAGGCACTTTTTTAAGTGCCTTTTTTATTGGCCATAAATAATTGCATGGAAAACAAACAATACTTGTATCAAGGATTTACTCTTGTTGATATTACACCCACTGGACAAACCAGCCATCGTGACGATCGAGTATTTGAAAGAAGTCAACAGCGTAACTACGAAACTGTTGTACAGATTCTAAGTTTACGAACACAGGTTAAAATGTTAGATTGTTGGACATTAGAAAAAGATGTTAGCAATTACCAGTTTGGCATAGATCATACTGGCGAACATCGTATTTGGAGTTTTTTGTTTTCTGTAGAATACCCAGGAATATTTCAACTAGGTGCAGATAGTTATGGTACACTAAGACAAGACTTTCAGTTAATACCCGTAATAACTGGACTGCATGAAACTGCTAGTTTTGAAAAAAATATATTTTACACCAGCGGACCCAATAATAATATATACTTTAAATACTCAAATTAGAAGTAATAAATATTATCGTAGCAATAATGCTACAAGAAAGATGCTTAAGGCAAAACATTAAGGCACACATTAAGGCAACAAATAGGCACATAAGATGGCATCGAGTCCGGATATAAAGAGACACGAGATATGTCAGCACCAGCAAAAATTGAGAAAGAAAATCTAGAAGCCCACGTTGAATTATGTGCCGAAAGGTACAGAGCGTTGGAAGATAAATTAGACAACTTAGAAGAAAGAATGGACAAACTTGAGGGCCATATGGTTGACATCAAGAATAGTCTTACGGTTGGTGAACGTACTCGCAGTGCCACAACTATCAAGTTTGCTGTTACTATTATTGGTGTATTGGCCGCGGCAGTGTTTACTTTTATAACTACTGGTATATTCCACTCATAAATAAAGTTACACTAGCAATAGGAATAACTTTATGAAAATCATCGAACTAACTAACAAAGTACTACTTCCGTTAAACAACGAAGAAACTAGCCTTTTGGAAAAGTTTGAATCGACGTCTATTGCAAAAAGTCAATTAAGTGAAAGAGAACAAGTAATTGCTAATCAATTAACAGTCAAGGACGTTCTTGTACGAACACATGAAGAAGGCAAAATCCACTACAAAAAAGTCCAAAGTAATTGAATTTGATTTAGAGAAAATCAAAAGATTTACTGAGCAAGAATTAAGCAGACTATCTCAACAGAATACAGACTTACCCTTTTGTTATCAAATTGGTAGTGATGTTCTAGTTGGAGAATGCCGTGTGAAAAAGCAATCTGATTCAGAATGGACTGTTTATCATCGCAACTACGAAGAGTTTACATTTTTCACTAGAAAGGATGCTATATTTTATTGTATAGCAATATTCAAAAATCAGATCGATTTGGCCAATACTATTAAAACTCAGGATCAACTGTTAAGTAGATTAGAGTTTGATGCCATAATATATCGTAAAAGATATAAGACAGCAACTGATAAAGGTGACGAGTTTAAAGCAGAATTATACTCAACTAGGTACTTAGACACTATGGACCGCATATCAGGGGTTAAGAAAGAATTACAAAATTGTGTAAACTTGGCTAAATACATTAAAGTAAAAATTTAGGATATAAAACCATGAAACTAGCAGAAATGTCTACAACTTCAGCAAAGAAAATTAACAAAGTGCTAGAAAGTCGCTTTGGATTTGCTATTGATTTTGATACACTAACAGTGGAAAAAGCAACTAAACTAGCAGAAACTATTGATGCTAATTTAAACAAAATCCGCCATAGTGTAAACTTACACAAAGCAGAAACTAATCCACGTTATATGGAATTGTTAACTGTACACGAAGGTTTAACAAACTGGTTAAAAGAGAATACAGATGTTGAATTTGTTACTGAAGAACCAGAAACTACTGAAGAAGTAATTACTGAAGGTGAAGTAGGCGATGCTGAAGTCTTACTAGCCGCTAAAGACATGGTTGATTCAATCCAAGACGTAATTGAGCAAGTTGGCAAAATGCAAAATGAACAATTACCACAACTGGTAGACAGTATTAGAGATCAAATTGGCAGTGAACAAGCAGAAGGTTTTGACGGTGCTGTAGGTCCTACTTTAGACACTTTAATGGATGAATTAAAAATGGCTAGAGAAGGTATAGACAATGGTGTTAAAATACTTACAGGGGAACAAGTTGAAGCACCAATGGATTTACCTGAGCCAGAATCTGAACTAGATCTTGATGAACCATTAGATGACACAGACGGCTTTAATGCTACTGATGCCGCAGTTGGTGGTGAAGAAGAACTAGGCAGAGAAAAACGATAAATCGTGCTAATATTTGAAGTTGAAAACAAAAAAATTACAGGTCCAGAGTCAAACTTAGTAACGGCTCTGGAACTAATTCGTCACAGATACAAAGACGAAGACAAACTTCCAAAAATTTCTACAAACAGTGTTATCAATCTAGTAGTTAACAGTGATGCAAACTTTAACTATGACAGTTTGGTACAAGCAAACGAACATCCAGCAGTTAAATCTATTATTAAATCATTTAATAAAGATTATGTAGAACTGCATCCAGTTGATAGTGAAGATAAAGATACTACTACAAATACCCCACAAGGCCAAAGCACTGATGCTCCTGTTGATACAGTGAGTAACATGGCTAGACGAGCCGGTAAAAAACGTAACAAATCAATATACTAATCAGTTGACTTTGGTCAATAAATAATGTTAAACTAAGTGTTAATACGGAGATATTATCTAAATGGCATATTCAGATAAAGTTTTAGATCACTACGAAAATCCACGTAATGTAGGTAGTATGGATAAGGACTTACCAACAGTTGGCACCGGTATGGTTGGTGCACCAGCATGTGGTGACGTTATGAAATTACAAATTAATGTAGAAGAAGGTATCATTACTAATGCTGTATTCAAAACATATGGCTGTGGTAGTGCTATTGCTAGTTCAAGTTTAGTAACAGAAATGTTAAAAGGAAAAACAATCGATGAAGCAACAGAAATCAAAAACTCACACATCGCGGAAGAGTTGGCTCTCCCTCCTGTTAAAATACATTGTTCTGTCCTTGCAGAAGACGCCATAAAATCAGCGATTGCAGATTATAAGAAAAAGAATGGATAATATAATTGAAACTCCGTGTATATCAATTTGTCGCATGGACGAAACAGGAAAATGTATAGGTTGTGGTAGAACCAATGAAGAAATAGTCAAATGGATAGATTACACACCTGAAGAACGTAAGACTATAATGGATAGATTGGAACAAGAAATCAATGATCAATTTAACTGATACAGCCGCGGAAAAAGCATTGTACCATATATCTAATAGAGAAGGCACATTTGGACTTCGCTTAGGAGTAAAAACTACAGGCTGTTCAGGTATGGCCTATGTTTTAGAGTTTGTTGATGCTCCCGAAGAAGAAGTAGATGAAATATTTGAAGACAAAGGTGTTCGTGTAGTAATAAGTAAAAAAGATCTTGTGTACTTAGATGGACTACAACTTGATTATCAAAAACGAGGACTCAATGAAGGATTTGAGTTTGTCAATCCAAACGAAGATGCACGTTGTGGGTGTGGGGAAAGTTTTACTGTAAAATGAAATTCCCAACAATAGAAATAGTAGATCGATACACCATAGCAGTAGTTAAACATGAAAAAACACAGGGTGCTAATCAAGAAGAATTAGATTTCTATATTACACAAATGGCAGAACTAGGACTAGCATTAGACCATAAGTTAGTGTTAGAATTAATAAAGCATCATGAATATGTATGGAACATTGAAGATGACTTTAAAAAAGCACGAGTAGACAACTTGCCACTAGATGAGATTGGTAGACGAGCATTACATATTAGAGACATAGGTTATATCAGAGTTGAGTTAAAAAATAAACTTGCAGAACTGCTTAACGATCCAGTTAAAGAAATTAAACGAGATCATATTACAGAATGACAACTATACATATTACATACGAAGCAACAGAAGTCGTTGATACTGATGATTTAGTAATAACTATCGACGATAGTCCAGTTGAATATGTATTAGAAGACAAGTTTATTATTATTGACAACAGTCCAGATGAGTTTGGGTTTCACATGTTAAAAATACATCATCCAAACATATCACAAACACAAAAAATAAAAATCAATAATTTTAATGTTAACAGTGCCAGCGTCAGACATACGCTGTTTCTTTCATATGCACCTAAAAACAATCTACGACAAAACACAACAGTAATCAGTGACTATCATCCTGAATGGCACATGCCATATGGCAATCCAGTTAGTTGGTGGTTAGCAGAGTGTGCTAGAAACTTTAAAACTAGAACATACGGTAAGCAGATAGATGATGAATACACAGTGTGGTATCCAGAAACTACACGCATCGAAGGTAATTATCCTCAAACAATGAAAGACTTTTTTGAACACAACTTTGGCTTTACAGCAGTTGAAAAATCAGAATTCAAAACAGTATTTCATAATATGAAAATTCCTTGTATGCGATTACCTAATCTCAAATACAATGAAGACGCATTACTAAAAGAATTTACAGAACATATTGATCTATTTGAAAAATCAGATTGGGTACCAGACCAAAACAATTATATAGAAGATGAAAAAGATTTTAATCTTAAAGAAAGTGCATCAATACCATGGCAAATACTTAGACCAACACTAGGTGAAGAAGTAAGTGACATTACAGATGTATTTCCAGAAAGTGCCAGACTACAACAAGAACTATTAGACAATGGATGTTTTATAGGTATGACTTTTCTTGCTTGTTTACATGGAGAAAGTTTTGTTAGTCCACACCTAGATGATTACTGGACACAACATCCTTTACTAGCACCACAAAGAGGTATGACAAAAATATGGATTCCAATTGGATGGGAGCCAGGTAATTATTTTAAACTTGATCGAGTAGGTAATGTTCCAATTGATCAAGGTGCTTGGTTGTTCAATCCTAATTGTTTTACACATGCTTCAATCAATACAACTAAGAATCCAAGGTTTACAATAGCGTTCAATGTAGAAATTAGAGAGCCCGGAAAATTTACAAGGTACTTATAATGTTAGTTAACAAATTCAATTACGAAAAGATATCAAGAAACACAGTAGAAGGCAAACGTTTATATTCATTACCAGATGGCACAGCAGTTCCTAGTGTTACTACAATTTTAGATAAAACTAAGCCAAAAGAAAAACAAGAAGCACTTAATCGTTGGCGTAAGTCAGTAGGCGAAGCCAAAGCACGAGAAATAACCACAGAAGCCGCTAACCGTGGCACTCGTATGCACAAGTGGTTAGAAGACTATGTTGAAAACGATAGAAACATGGGACAACCTGGCACCAATCCCTACAGTCAACAGAGTTTTAAAATGGCAGAGCAGATAGTAGAACATGGACTCAAATATGTTGATGAAATGTGGGGCATTGAGGTTCCTTTATATGTTCCTGGACTATATGCTGGCACGACTGATGCTTGTGGTGTTTATAAAGGCAAACCCTGTATAATTGACTACAAACAGACTAATAAACCTAAGAAAACAGAATGGGTAGAAGATTATTTCCTACAGTTAACAGCCTATGGTACCGCACACAACGAAGTACATGGTACAGATATTAAATCAGGCACTATTCTTATGTGTTCAAAAGACTACGAGTTTCAGACATGGACCATTGAAGGATCAGAATGGACTAAATGGCAAGAAAAGTGGTTTGATAGAGTTGAACAGTATTACAAATTGGTATAAATACATAAAACGAAATAACATTGAAGGTTTAATAACATGGCTGTAATTCAGATATCTAAAGTACAAGTTCGACGAGGACTCCAGGAAAATCTCCCTCAATTAGATGGAGGAGAAATGGGATGGAGTACTGATGAAAGACGTTTATATATAGGTAACGGAACCCTTTCAGAAGGAGCACCCGAAATTGGTGTTACAGAGATACTTACTGAATATTCAGTTGAAAACCTTGGAGCAAATGTTACAGCATTAGAATCAAATGTTTCAACAATTCAAACACAATTAGGTGTACCATACCAAACATTAACGCTTAGTGATAATCAATCATCGGATACTGAAACTGTAGTAGAAGTAAGTTCAGGTGGCACTAGTTTAATCAACTATAATATAGTAAGAGGATCAACATCTAGAGTAGGAACGATCAAGGTAACTCAACTAAGCGGAACAGCAATTTTCGAAGATGACTATACCGAGACAGCAGACACTGGAGTTACTCTAAACTTTACAGCAAATGGATCATTATCCAAACTTTCATATACCACGTCTAGTACCGGTACTAATGCTACGTTAAAATATTTTATTAAATCATTTGAATAATTAAAAAATGTGGCATAATTTTTGGAACCTTCGTGTTAACGAAAAGTTATCGCGTTGGAAAGACTTTAGACAAGAACTTGGTAAACTACCATTAGAAACAGCGGTAGTAGAGCTTAATAATATGTGGAGTACTGCTCCTATTATTAATTATAACCTACCACCAGATGAACCTAAAAAATGGCCAGATCCTTGGACTTTATTAGCCGAAAATTACTGGTGTGATGTTGCTAAAAGTTTAGGAATAATATATACTATATATTTTAGTAGTCATAAACCGCAGGATATTGAAATGCGTACATACTATGATTACACCGCTAAAGAAAGACATACTGTGGTATGGTTAAACAAAGGCAAATATATTTTTAACTATTGGCCTTACGAAATAGTAAATACAAAACTAGTAGAAGAAAAAGAATTAAAGTTACTTCATAAGTATACAAGGGTAGACTTAAACTTAGATGGTTTTTAGAACGAAGTAACATCATATAAAAAGAGGGTTTCAATTGAGTAATATTCAAGTTAAAAAGAGAGGTGGTACTATTGTGCCATTAGACTTAACTAAGTGGCAAGCTCAGATTGCTAAGGTTTGTCGAGGTATTGCTGATGTAAGTCAATCAATGATTGAGATTAAAAGTCAACCTCATTTTTATGATGGTATTAGTACTAGAGAAATTGATGAGATTACACTACGTGCTATTGTTGATCTAATAGATGTAGAACAAGAACCAGAAATAGGACACACCAACTATCAATATGTAGCAGGCAAACAACGATTGTCAATGCTACGTAAAGATATTTATGGTCAATATATTCCTCCCCGCCTCTACGATATCGTTAAGACAAATGTTGCTACCGGTTTATACACATCTGAACTGTTAGAATGGTATTCAGAAGAAGAATGGGATAAAATGGATAGTATCATTGATCATGAAAAAGATGAACAATACTCATACGCCGCCATTGAACAGATGATTGAAAAATATCTTGTTCGTAATCGTGCTACTAAACAGATATATGAGTCTCCTCAAATTAGATATATAATTGCCGCGGCTACGGTTTTTCAAGCAGAGGCTCCTAGTCAACGTTTAAAATATATTAAAGATTATTACGCCTGCGCCAGCGATGGACTCTTTACCCTCGCTACCCCAGTCCTTGCTGGTTTGGGCACCCCTACAAAACAGTTTTCATCATGTGTACTAATTAAAGCAGATGACGACCTAGATAGTATTTTTGCTTCAGGTGAGATGATGGCCAAGTATGCTAGTAAACGTGCTGGTATTGGTTTAGAGATTGGCAGACTGCGTCCACTGGGTTCACCTATTCGCGGTGGAGAAATCATGCACACTGGTATGATTCCTTTCTTAAAGAAATGGTTTGGCGATTTAAGATCATGTAGTCAAGGTGGCATACGTAACGCATCAGCAAGTGTATTTTATCCTATTTGGCATCATCAGTTTGACGATCTAATTGTACTTAAAAACAACCAAGGTACAGAAGAGACTCGTGTACGCCATATGGACTATGGTGTGTGTTTAAATGCTTTCTTTTGGAGACGTTTTAAAAATAAAGAAAATATTACTTTCTTTGATCCAAACGAAGTGCCAGATTTATATGAAGCATTTTATAGCGACACTAAACTGTTTGAAGAACTGTATGTCAAGTACGAACGTAAAACCAGTCTGCGTAAAAAGACTATGAGTGCAGAAGAAGTATTCAAAGGTGGCATACTAAAAGAACGTACTGACACAGGTAGAATTTATCTTGTATTTGTGGACAATGTTGCTGAACAAGGACCTTTTGATCCTAA